AATGGGTGTGGCTTGGCCCTGTATGGGTGTGGCTTGGCCCTGTATGGGTATGCGTACTTTGTGGATTGGCTGCTCCCCCGCTTCCTATCGCCCCAGCCGCTGCATAACAAAGCATAGCATTATCTTGCCAGTCACCCTTGCGAGTCCATCCTACAGGAGGCGTAGTTTGCCCAAAAACCATGGTTGTGCCAGCTTCAAAAAGTGCTGCATGTATTGTGGCAATATTATTATCAGGATCGATATACCAGTAGCTCTCCCCAGTGATCTGAGCAATAAGGTATCTAAGTTCCTGTATTTCTTCTTGCAATGAAGTAGCCTTTACGAGAGAACTATCTGCATATGGGTCTTTAGTAGCTCGTGCTGCTGCATCATCGGCTGATTCATCATCAATGTTTACTGGGTCTAAGCCCCCATTAAGGGCTGCATGGATTGTGGCAATGTCACTATCAGGATCAACATACCAATACGTCTCACCAGTAATCTGAGCAATGAGGTATCGTAGCTGCTGGATTTCACCCTGCAATGATGTGGCCTTGGCTAACGAGTCTCCTGCATATGGATCTGAGGTAGCCTGTGCCGCGGCATCGTTGGCTGATTCATCGTCAATGCCGGAGGGTTTGAGATTGTTCAAAAAATTATTGAATTCAGCGTTCAGGTCACTTGCAGTAAGAGTTTCACCAGCAATCCATGTCTTTACCCGTGAGAAAGTTGCTCCTGCCATTAAATTATTTCCTTTTCAGCCTTTTTTTCAGTTTCAGCGATTTTATTTTCTGCGGTTTTTTCCCCATCGCCTTGTTTTCGATTTCCCAACCTCTTTTTACTTTTTCCAGGATATCTTCTCTGGTGAGACTTTCCTTTTCACAGTTTCCACATACAATCGGCTCGATATAACTAACTGCACCGTCTATTTCTATCTCAACCTTTTGTGGTTGTCGCCAGTTTGAATTCCTGCGAACGGTCATCACATTAATCTTTTTCGTTGGATCATGTATATCCGTCACTTCAATATAGGTTCTTTTGGCAACCGGAGTGTTACATATCATGCAACGGATTTCCTTTAAGCCATATTCATCAAATTCAATATAATCTTCCATTCTTTCTACCCGGGCCCTGCTCCTAACACTTTATGATCATAAAGTATCTGACTGATAAAAAAATCCTCATCGACATTGGAATTATAAAACTCGGATTGAATCCTCTTTCCTTTGTTTCCGATGTCATAGGGCTTGTCTATCAATTCGTTTCCGCCCAAGAGGTCAGTACCGAGGGTAAAAGGCAATGTACCCCCCGCACCTGCCATAGATACGGTTTGCTGGGCTTGTTGCACGCCGTCAATCCAAGTATTGACGGTCAAATTACAATCGCCCTTTGGTTCCATGATCACTCGACCCCCACGGTACTTTTTGCCCACTCGGGGATTGTCGAAAGTAATATTCGGAGTCTTGAACCCACCATAATAACCGCTTCCGTTATCGTTTTTATTTGCTTTCTCAAGTGCCCATAAAACTCCTTCATAGCCGCCGGTGTAAACTTGATAATCGCCGGCACTTACTCTCACAAGGGCAGAGCAGGAAGCGGAATAGCCCGAAGTAGCCGACTGATTGTCGTGTATCATCCAGGCCTCGCTGGGTTGCCTGTCTATGAAATATACCAGGGCGGTATCCACCGTTGTTTGACCTGCTCTTACTACAAAGATTTTAATGGCCCGCAAAACCGGATCGTATATTGCATGGAAGTTGTCGATATAACCTAACCGCACATATTCCTTGATCCAGTTGTGCATGAATGAACTTCTTGTTAGAGAAGCCATTTTGTAATCACCATAATTCTCCGCCGCAATCACGGAATAAATTTCCCCATCCTCCATCATGGCAACGATATCGTTGGGGGTTTTCACGATCAGCCGGAAATTCGCCGCTCCCCCTTCCCATTGCGCGGCATAATATCCCCACTCTGCGGTATCGACAGCGATGTCATCTATAATATAGACCTTGCTCTTGCCGAAACAGAAAAGTCTATCGCCGTATTCCTCTGCTCCGACTATGCCAAACCCATCTCCTGTCTCTATGTCGATCGTGATAACGTTGGCATCCGAGAAATCATCACCATCGCCATTTGGTGAAATATATATCCTGTGCGGATAACTGCTTAATCCACCAGCCCAAAGCCTTTCCGATGTACCCCTTCCATGCTTTATGATCCATTGGGGGCCGTCGCCGCTCCAATCGGTTGGGATGTCTGTCAAAGTTGTAGTATTCCCCGATCCAGTCCATTTTTCCGGTGTACTTTCTCCGTCCACGATATAAAGTTCATTATCAAAGGTCTCGAAGTCAAAGAAATTGGTTTCAGACATCCCCGAAGCCTTGATAGTGGTATCGTGTGCCCGGTAAACTTTACCGGCATTTGTCGCTACAATTAGATAGGCCGTACCGTTCCGCAACCTGAACTGATAGTCGCCCATTATCTGAGGGGTTTCTGATATAGCGGCGTCATAGGCGGCATCAGATATATGGGCGGTCCCGCCCCTCTTGCTCCTACCAAATTCATTCAAGTTGATATTCCTTGATGGATGAACCATGTCTGTGGGCTTCGCCATGTCAATATTCGGGTTGTGACTAAAGCCACCGGAGCTGCAAGGAATCCTATAAGTTTGGCCTGCATATCCCATTATGCCTTTATCCCCGTGTAATGCTGTTTTACATTCCTACCATACGTCTCTAAAGACACATACTATAATACCGCTGCATCTCAACGCTTGCCCTCGTATCATCGTCGTCGTCAAGCTGTCTTGCCTTTACCCCCTGAATCCATAGATTTCGCCATCGATAATAGAGTGTTGTCATGCGAGTACTTGCCAAATCCAGGGTAAGCAGATTGAGGTAGTAGATCATATGAAGGGCGTAGTAATGGTCTTCATCGGGAACGGGGAAAAGATGGTAATAGCCGTACTGATCCTCGCTTCCCACGGGATACATGATGTTCGGTGGTCCCTTCTCGAACGGAGAAGCTATCTCGTTGAAGTGGGTAACGGGCTTGATTTCGAGAGGGATGTAGTTATCGACTATGAAATAAGTATCATCCGCAACCGGGGCGGTTCCGTTGGCAGTGTCGGCCCAGGCCGGAGATACCGAGGCGATAAGGGTATCCTCGTCATAACTGTATATCTGAGACACTGATCCCTTGCCAGTGCCAGAATAAATGACGATTTCCTTGCCTTCGAGCTCGTCTTCTCCTTCATCTTCTTCTGAATCAAGGGTAACAGTCGCAGCAGCCGAATCCTGCACGTCATCCTCTTCATCTCCGTACAGAATCTTTGCCGTTGCTACGCTTGAGCATCCCGAGGGAAAATCATATCTCGATAAACCGGGTGTCAGGACTTCGACATGCTCCGCCTGTAGTGATTTTAGGCGCTTTCCGAGAATCCAAACGTCTTGTTTGATTTCTTGGAGCCATTCATCTTCAGCCCTTGTAAGTTGAGCAGATGATGGTGAAGCATAGCCAGCTTTCTTTATCCCTTCTGTGCAGAGAGATTCCGCGTCTGGGGCGTCCGGAACAGCCATTTTTCACACCTTTCTTCTGCTACATCAATTTATTATCGGCCTCTATCGATTCCCTGGTCTTCTTGTTACCCTCTTTGAGCAGTTTCCGGTATTCCGCTTCAGTTGCTTCCCCTGTAAGGCTATAGGGAAATACCATGACACTTCCTACCTGTTTTCTCGTCTCATTGGGTCGCTGCCTGAATACAGGGTATGTGGCATGATCGGCGCACTCCTTGTATCTTTCGGGAATAATGGTCTCCACTCCCCTCTGGATTACAAGGGTTTCACCGTTGACGATGAGAGTAACATCATCCTCATCGTTCGGGCTTGTCTTATGGCTGAATATTACCCGATAATATTTCTCGGACTTGGGCTTTGGCTTTGGGACGATGATATAGCCTTCTTCGTAAGACTGTACCGTGTAATCATCCAGGCTAAGCCCCTTCTGCTCGATAGCCGCCCGTGCTCTCTGCTCACTTGAGAAGGGTATTCCCTGATTTGAAAAAATCTGCTCTGGGCTTTCTGTTTCCTCTGGCATTTGAATTTCTCCTTCTTTAAAAGGTCGGGCTTTCTTGAAGCTCATAAGGTTGAATTATCTATCGTATGTTCCGGCCTCGAAGGCGCACATTGCACTATCGACATTGACTGTTGCATCTCCTATCATAAAACCATCCTTGCTAACCTCTCCGGCAATCATCGGCCTGGTTGAATACATTCCGCCGATATATGAGATAACCCCGGAAGCTGCGGGCAGATTAAGGACAACATCGTCATCGTCTCCACCATCTGCGGTAAATCCGACAATGGCATAAAATCTACCATCGATGCAAATGGGGGAACCCTTTCCAATATAGGTTCCTGTAACTGCGCCGGTAGCTCCAAACGTCCCTGCATAGGAGCCAACTGTAGTCAATGTCCATGTGTCTATCGTTTCCTCTGCCGCATCACCGACACCAAATGGAGAATCATCATTGGTATACCTGTAATCCCGTGCATCGGATTTTAGATATACGGCATCCGCCGAACCATAGGTAGTGGTGCCAACATCCGCCGTTGCAAGAGTTGTCCCACCAAAATACGGCTGGATACCATTCCCCAGAGTTAATGCTGAAACGGTAGAGCTGGACCCTGAAACTTGAAGACCCTCAGTGACCTCGGATGCTCTCATGTGTTTATTCCAATATGCCTCAAGGATCTGTGTCCCCTCAAGGTTCCAGACATGCACAAAATCAGGGACAAATCCGATGCACAGATATAAGTCTGTCCCAGTTCCGTTAAATGTTCCACCTATTCTCATGATATGTTTCTCCTTTCTTCAAGGAAAGTTAATTGTTTGT